TCAGCACTTCCATCGTTTAAGAGCCGCTTTGGCACGTTCGCCATCCTTGGCATTAGCCGCTACTGCGCCCATCCTTGCACAAAAACTAGCCTTGCGCCCCTCGTCCGCTTTGGTCTTGGGGTTGGGAGCTGGCGGCTTTAAGTTCGACCCTGTCGCTGCGTTGTACTTCTCCCGCCCCTTGGCAGTCAACCCCGCACCCTGCGATGTAGGGCGCTTCTCACCGCGACCAATACTAAGAGACACCTTTGCCATTTAACTCCCCATCCATGAAGTATGCATCCCGTCACCTTGCGCGTTATACCGTCGCGTTGGCTCAGTGTACTCCCTATGCGCCACAGGGAACGCAAACGTCACGCATATCGCATCCGCCGCATCAGGACTAGCCAACCCCCGCGCTTTCATCTCTTTCTTGCTCTCCAAAAAGATCGTACCCCTTGAGTCCGGCTTCATCTTAGGCGAAATCAAATCCGTCTTCAAAAACCTGTCGGTCGGAATACTAGCAGATTTCAACCACTCCCTCATCTCACCCCACATCTGCGCCCTCATATTTCCATACATCACCGGGTTCTTGGCCTTGTTCCCAAAGTTCACCCCCTTGATCTTGTACCTCTGCTCCTTCAACCTGTCCACAATCCCCGCCCCCAGCCCACCCTCATCAATCACCACCAGCGCAGGCTTGTACTCATCAATCGCGTCAATCACATACCCCACCACCGTCATCGTGTCATCCCCCCGATACCTCGTAATGTTCACAATGTCCCGCCCCTGCCTCACCGCTATCACCGTTGCATCAGCCCCAAACCGCGCCGGGTCCACACCAATAATGATCGGCGCACTCAAGTCCTTGTACTTCTCCCGCTTCATGGCCTCATCCACTATGTCCGAGCCGATAAACTGATCGTCCCCCGCACTGGGAAACATCCCATAAACCTCCACATGCGCCTGGCTACTATCCGGCCCGTACTCCTGAATGATCCGCTCATACACCGCTTTGTCCGTCCCCTCCACCGTCCGGGCATCCACCACCCTAGTCTGCCAAAACGCCCGCTTGGAGTTGAACGCTTCGTAGAAGTACCCCGTGTTGCGGCGCGGATTGCTAAACGCCAACCAAAACCGATTCGGCGTGTTCTCCGTAAAAAACCCCCCCGTCACCGCCCATATCGCATCATCAATACCACTCGCTTCATCAAATATCACCAGCACACCATCATAGTTATGCACCCCCGCATATGCATCCGGATTCTCCGCACTCCACAACCGCCCCTCCACACCCCAGTACCGAGTCCCCTTCTTCAAATCCTGCTCCACCAACTCAGTCAACCACTTCGCAGGCGCAACCCTCGTTGCACTCACCTCAAACCAATGCGAGTTCAACGCCATCGCCAACCACTTCGTAATCTCCGCCCAAGTAATTGACCTTAACTGATTCTCACTGTTCGCACTTATTATGGTCGTGCTACCAATCCTCGTTGATAACATCCATATCGTCAACCACGACACTAACGCCGACTTGCCAATACCCCGACCACTAGATATTGCCTCCTGCAATACCCTGTACATAATCTCCTGATTAGATACCGCACCAGTAAGGAGTAAGTTATTGGTACTAATATGGTCAGTAATATCTTGCAATACCTCACGCTGCCATTTCCTCGGCCCACTAAAATGCTCAAGCGGAGTACCCTTTACACCCCAAGGAAATAAATACTTTACAAACGCCAAAGGATTATCTTTTAATGTCGCACTCCATAATATTGACATTAACTGCTGCTCATCTTCTGGCTTGTATATTGTCGTCTGCATCAATTACTCCATTTAAATTTAGATTGACCAGTAACTTCTTGCCATTCTCTGCCTGGCCTAGTTTGCCAACCCAAACCAGTTGAGCCTTTTAACTCAGCAATTATTTTCCAACCCGCGCCTTTTAATGATGCGCCAGTTTCTGATTGCAATGTATAGGTAATAATCTTTTTCCATCCTAATGCTTTAGCAGCTTGCCAGCATCGCGCATACAAAAATGAACATGAACCTTTTGGCGCACCATCTACAACGCAACACCGTATAACTTCTACCGTTTCACCATTGTCTAAATGCCTAGATACTGGCCTAGACACAATGGCAACACCAACTAATGTATCTCCATCAGATACACCAACCGCAAACAAACCACCAATAGGCGGCTTATTGTGCCTATGAAAGTTACGGACAAATTCAATTGCCTCAGTCAATTTCATTGGCACAGCATGAAGTTGCATAAGTTATTTGTAAAAAAATAAAAATGTGCGCGGGGGCTCCGTAACCGTTGGCCCTATCGCCCTGGCCCTCCCCCCCCGGCCTAGCCTGCATCGTCTGCACTGGGCTGCGCCCCTGGCTGTGCAAGCCTAGGCGTGACGTCCAGTACATCAACTAGCCTGGCCTGGGCGGCTTGTAGGGCCCCTGTAATGGATATGCGGGTATCGGTGACAGACACATCAAGCCGATCGCCATAGACCTTTGGTGCCAGCTTGCTGGCGCGCCATCGCATTGAATCAAGCACGACACGTGCGGCATGGCTATCCATAGTGCCAGCGCTCACAGCCTCCTCTACAGCCTCCATTCGATCGAATAGGGTATCGGCTTGAGCAACTCTGGCGCGCGTGTACTTGACGGCAAATTGGCCGTCGGCAACGATCCACCGTTGAACGGTGCGGAAATCCGGCATCCCATCGTCTGAGCAAACCTGGCGCAACGATCGGCCAGTCTGGATAGCATCCACAACCCTATCTTGTATCTCCGCCACATCATCCGTTGCATACGCCATGTTAGTAATCCCCAACTTAAGTTACTGACCGACCGGTTATTAAAGCACTGTTTTAGCCCACAACGATCATACATAGTTTGCACTACCTATAGGTAGTAGTGCAATGTATGTATGGAATCGCTGTTTTTGTCCGGTTCTTCCACAATGCACAGTTTATACACAGTTTAAACTATGTAAGGGTAAACACTTAGTAAATACTGCAATAAAACCTGTCGCATGCTACAAAATCCGTTACACTGGATGCTCACAACAACCAACCAGGACAAACAAATGAGCAAGTCAACCCAACGCGAATTGAACAACATCGGTACATACGTACAAGCGGGCATGATAGGCACCGCCGCGCGCGCCGCGTCTGCACTGGTACGCGGCCAGATGCGTGATTCGGTTAAGCGCACGCTGTTGGAGACATATGAAGCATGGCCCGAAATGCTTGCGCATCCAGACTTCATTGTCTAAAAATAAACGGGGCTTCGGCCCCATCAATCAACCCAACCAGGACAAGATCATGCAAAAACTCAGCACACCAGCGAATCAGGCCCGGATCCGCGCCATCGTGGCGCAATGGAATGCCCAACCGCGCCAGATACGGGGAAATTCCTCCCCCTGGGCGGCGATGGAGCAAAAAGGCGGCCAGTGGATTTTTTACGTGAAGGGAGACATGGTTCAGGGCAACGGCCCTGAGCCACATAAAGAAGTCAACCTGTGGAAGCACGGGTACCAATACTGACAGTCTCACTTTATGCCACCTAGTCCGGTGGCATATGGGGAAATTGTCCCGGTAACAGGAAAACATCATGAAGCAGACCGTAAACCTCGAATCATTCATGCAAGCATTCCATGCATATAACCGTTATGAGCAATTCGGTTATCAAGCTTTGAAGGTGCTTTTTGAGTATTTTGAAGAATGTGATCCAGGCATGGAATTAGACGTTATCGCTATTTGCTGCGATTATTCGCACGATGACGTGATGGAGATTGCGAATAATTACAGCATCGATCTGTCAGATTGTGCCGAAGCTGAGGATCGCGCCGATGTTGTCCGTGACTGGCTAAATGAACATACATCCATTGTTGGTGAAACCGATACGGGTTTTGTGTATTGCTCTGCGTTCTGAGCGTAATTAACCTAATGCCCTATGGATTAGGGCATTGAGGCAATTATGCCTATCAACCAACCTAGGAAAATCATGGAACACGCTACCGCTATCGACACCACTACAGTTACCATCGACAATGATTTAATGATCATGCCTGGCCATCTTGCTGCCATTGCCATGTTCGCAGCAAAAAAAGACATACGGTCCTATTTGATCGGTGTTTGTATTGATACTGGCCCTTCTGGTACGTTTCTAGTGGCCACCTGTGGCCACACTGTTGCCATACACCAGATAGACACTGTGGCGCGTACAGTAGGCCAATTTATCATGCCACTGGTGCCACTTGCCAGCATGATCAAGGCAAACAGGCGCATCGGTATCAAGTTAACCCTTCCTGCTGGTTTTTCCGGAAGGTACGATTCAAAGGTTAAGCGTCAAGTAACGCTCGAATCACTCAAAGGTGAAATTTCCATTGTGTCCGAGCTTGATGGCATCTTTCCCGATTGGCGCAGGGTTGCCAAGCATGATGATGCACCATACCCGCATCATGTATTTTTTGATACCCGATACCTATCTCTGGTGTCCGATGCTGCAAACGTAATTAGTCAACGTAAATTCCCGGTCCAGGTCCGCCCAGGTGGCACTAGTTGCGGGTTTGCCCATCTTGATTTCGAAGGCAAAACTGTGGTTTACATCATGCCACTGCGCGCAACTATTGACGAACTGCCGAGCAAACCAGGCATGACGTACTAAAAACCCTATGGGACTACGGTCCCATTTTTAGGAGCATCAACCATGAAAACCCTACTTCACGCCATCATTGGCGCGGTCCTTTTTGGGCTGCCTTTTGTAATTTACTTCTGGAGCATGACACCATGAAAAATCACAAAATCCTACGCGTTGCTTTACGCGCCAAGTATGGCGCGCATCATTACCGCATAACTCAAAATGATATGGTGCATATTTATGGCGTTATGCCGAACAGCGCCACGGTCGGATGGTGGATGATGG